CGCCTTTATCTATGTCGCCGCCTCCTGCATTTCTAACAGCATCTGCTGTAAATACAAACTCATTTTTTGACAGTCTAGCTGGTACATCGTCTGCTCTTTCTTCACCACCCATTGCTACAAAACCACCTTCATTTCTATAATCTTTTTCCATACCACCCATGTCAATCATTTCAGAAGCTTCTGCTTCCATAATTCCACCTTCTTGTTTACCAACTCTAACTTCTTTACCACCGCTTGGGTAGTCAAATTTGTTATAACCTTCTGGAGTTGTATAACCTGGTACTTGAGTCATTAACCCACCATCAGCTGCCATAGCCATTGGTTGTTCCATACCTGCACCTTCTGGTGCAGCTTGTTGCATTACTGCTTTTACAAATTGTTCGAAAGATAGTGTGCCACCTTTGTTTTTGTATTTAACATACTCTGCCATAAGCATTTGTTCTGCTTGAGCTTGACCTGCGCCACCACCCATATTTAAAAATGCTTGTCGTGGTCTTATTCTTTGACCTGCACCAGTTCTTATAAATTCTTCCTCTTCATCTTCAACCATCATTCCATTTGCATATCCAACTCTACCGCCATCAGCATTAGGTTGATAAAAATTTTTCATTACAAATTCTTTTCTTGGCATGAATGCTAAATTTTTTCCGCCAGTTCCCATGTAATGATCTCTAGCACTTTGTCTAATAGCTCCGATATCCATAACTTCTACATCTTCCTCTTCTTCATCATCATCACCACCCATAAAAAATGGAGCTGCGATTGCTGTAGCACCTAGGCCACCCATTAACATTCTAGGTACACTAAACCCTGCACCAGATTTTCCACCTACTCTAAATATATCTCCAAGTGAACTAAACTTACCTCCAGTTCCAAGTGCGCTTCCAGCACCTCTAGCAAGAGCCATTAAATTTCTAGGATTAAATCTCATAAGACCGGTCCCTGTTCCACCTGCCATAAAAGAACCGCCTAATGCACCAAGTCCACCCAATAGAGCCATTTTACCTACTGGACTTTTGACTATTTTCTTAACGCCTCGTACCGCTTTCTTAACGATACTACCTAATCCGTATAATTGTCTGGGTTCTTGCATTCTAGATATTGCCATAATTTTACCTTAATTCCTATGTTTACTTGGTTTTTGAGAACAAATCAAGAGGCGGCATTATAACTTTTACGTCTTGTGCCATCTCTTCTTCCTTAAAACCTTTGGTTTCCCAATCTTTTCTTTCCTTAAAAAGTTGACCAGTTTTTTTATGTCTATATGTTGTCTCTACTTTTGCCTGTTTTATTTCCATTAATCTATTTTCTCCTTTAATATATTAAGATAACTAATACCAAATACTACACCATCTGATACGGTGCCTGCTGTAGTATAAGACAATACAGTTCCACCCTCTACAATTAAAGGTAAAGTTAATATCTCTACACTTGTGGCAGCTACTAGTGTTTGTGTATTTACTATCTCAAATGCATTATTTTTAATAGTTACTGTAGGTGTATTAGAACCTGATTTATTAGTAACTCTTAAAGATTTTATAATAATAGTTTCGTTAACAGATGGTGACAACATGTTTACAGTCTCTGCAGCTGTCGTTGTTTTACCATAAAATTTATATTGGTTTACTACTGCCATTATTCTAAAAAGAAACTTTTAGCTTCTATCTCCTGTTTAACTTCATCTTGAAATGAAGAGTTTAATTTTGTTATTACACCATCAAGGTCTCTTACCAATGATTGTAGGTTAGCTCTGCTATATTCTTCTTCAGCTCTAGTTAATGATTGTACAATTTTTGCCATTATAATATACTTGCTAGTCCTCCATATTTAAATATAGCTCTACCACCATCAGCCCCGTGTAGTGCATAACCTCTTTCAGCACTAGCTTGATTACTTTTACCCGTTGGATTATCTGATGTATCTGCACCACTTACACTAAAATCTTTACCATCTCTTTTTTTTTGTGCTTCATATTCAGCATCAATTCTTTTTTGAATATCCGCAACTTGTTCTCCAGTTCCACCAGGTTTATCAAATTCTTCTTTTTGTTTTTTCTCTAATTCTTTAGTTGTTTTATACATGTTAGATGCTTCTAAATATTGTTTTTTTAAAAAACCAGTTACTTTCTTACCAGAAGCATCGTACACCTCACCTTCTTCATCTTCAGTAAATTGATCAAAACCTTTTTCATTATAAAGATCTAATTGACCTTCTAGGTAACCTTTACCTGTAAAGTTTTTACCTGTTAAAGTTTTAAAACCTTGTTGACCACTAAATAACATTCCAGCTTTTGCTAAAGCATTATACTGTGTTTTTTGAGCATCAGTTAGTCCAGCAATACCATACGTTCCACCACCTGGACCACGATCTTCTTTTGGAGGTAAAAATCCTTTTAATAGTTTAGTAGCTGGACCTATGTAAGGAAGATTTTCTACAAGGTTAACCCCTTTGTTTCTTAGCCTATTAAAAAAAGCTTGACTAGGAAAACTACCTATAGTTGTTGTGTATTTAGATTGATCTACAGTATCGTCATAAGGACTAATATATTGTCCCTGTGCCCCGTACTGTTCTTTGTTGTCCATTATCTGATTATTAGCCATTGATTGAATTTCAGATAAACTTTTTCCAAGCATTGACCCATCAGTATAACCAGGAAAATATCCAGATGCTGATGCCTGCGCAGCTTGGTTATATATACCTTGTGCATTCGCCACTAAACCCGTAGGATCATTTGATTGAGGATTAAAAGTTCTTACATTAACTTCACTTACAGGAGAACCATAACCAAAAGCATTTCCTGATTGAAAATTAAAATTAGTATTACCACCAGTAAAAGCATTAGTTGCAGGTATTCCAAAGGTTGTTTGAACTTTTTCTACTTCACTAACAGGTGGTGTATATTTATTTAATAAATATTTTTGTTGAGGTCTAAATTTAATCCCTTTATCATATATGTCTTGATCATATTGACTATAAAACGCTACCATTATCTTCTTCCTCCAGGATGTATATCTAATCTAAATGTACCTAACTTCCAGTCTTGACTTGCTGCAGTATTAGATACTTTTAATGCTATAGATCTTGCTCGTAATCTTGTATCTTTTTTTGTAGTAGACGATGTTATATCAAAATTTGAAGTAGTTGAAGAACTATTTGGATAAGTCCGAGTTACAAAGCTTACTCTAGTAGACCCTGTTTGTGTAATAAAGTCAGGTATAAATCTATTAATTCTCATAATATATTCACCGTCTCCTCTAATATCTGGCATACCTACAGTTGCTCCGGTGTTACTTCTTCGTTGTGTAATATCAAAATCTCCAGAAGTAATTGAACCAAGAATAGCAGTTACTACTCCGCCGGCATCGACTTGATCGGTCCCTGTTTCCTGTTGATAGTATATTGTACATCCATCCGTATTACCAGTAACATCGTAAGACGTATTACTATTAGGGTTATAATAAGTTGCGTGTGGTTTTTCAAAAACTGATGAATCTTGCCATGCTGCACGAGCTAGACTTCCTGTTGTCCATATAGGACGTTTAGCACTAGAGTCTAAGTAATTATATGTTACCATTCTATTAACAACGTTTGATCCAGATGTACAATAAAACCAAGTTACTTCACCAAACAAATTATTTAATCCTACATTTACTAAATCTCTGGCTGTAGTATTAATGTCATCATAAACATAGTCTTCAACTAAACAAGGTATAGATTTTAATTGACCATCATAAGTAAAAAATCCATTCTCAGACATCCAATAAGCAGAACCATCAACTTCTATACATGAATTTTTACCTAACAATCCGCAGTTAGTTCCAACTTGTTCAAATGAGAAAGTAAAAGGTTGTCCTACAAATTTCATTAAAAACAATGCAGTATCTGTCCAAACGTAAATTGCATCCCTACCTTTAATAGCTCCCATAATTCTAGAACCATCAGCTAGTCTTTGTGTACCTGCGGTATTGTTTGCTTTAACTACATAAGAATCTAATTGATCAATGCTTTCTTGAGAAGAAAACCTTATAAACATATCATCTTGAGTTGTTGTATCTCCAACAGTTGTTTCTGTACCAAAAAATACTAAGTGTCTATCCGGTGTAGATACCAATACGTGACGCGATGCTGTTGGTGCGTTAGGTAACACTGTTGCTCTAATTGATGTTGCGTTTGAAGGCGAAGCATCCCATTCAAAACATGCACCATTATATATAAGAGCAATTAATTTTGTACCATAGTTATCAAGAACCCATAAACCTGGATCAATTGTAAAGTCAGAAGAAGAAGCCTCTCCCCATGCAACAAATTCTGATATGTTAGTTACTGTAACTCCAGCAGTATGAGCTGCTCTTGTAGTTCCATTAACTGCTCGTGCTCCTCCACTTAAGGTCCCTGTTCCCGTGTCATTGTTTGTATAACTTATGTCTTCCGATCCAATTCTAATTTCTCCTGAAGCAGGAAACGCTGAAGTGTTTGCTAATACAACAGTTGTAGTAGTATTATCTGGAAGCGTTGTTGATAATGTGGAGGTTGCTGGTCCATTAGCTGAACCGCCCCATAATGCTGTACCCCAACCAAAGCCGCCTAATTGTTGAGAAGGTCCTACGCTATAGTAACATAAAATAGAAGTGCTATTACCATCACTTGTGGTTAAAGGTGTCCCTGATTCTTGAGTATCCATTGTAATTGTAAAAGTAGTGGCTGTTGGGACAGAAGTAACCATGTACTTTATATCTTCAAAAGTAGCATTACTGTAAGTTGATCCTGCCGGTACTCCCGTCACACTATCGAACAAAACAATATCATCTTCTAATAAACCATGAGCCCCGGTACATACTACTGTGACTGTTGTTGATGATGAGCTACTTGTAAATTTAGCGCCTGTTAAAGTTTCTCTAATTGGGTGAATATCGTAATAGGTTCCACCAGAATATACGTATAAAATTCTATTAGTTCCAATAGCAGCGTATTTAATTCCAGCGTTATTGTCCCAATGATG